TGCTCTTCCTTGTGGATTCTATGGATACACACAAAGAGAATATGAAGATTTTGCGGTTTATCCATCACCATACCCTAAATTCAAAACAAAATACGATTACCCAGGTGAAGTAATTGCTAACCCACCATTTGGTACTCCTTCAGGTGGTTCAAATACTGTTGAATCTGCGGGAGACGTTGTAAGAAGAACTTACTTAGGTTTCTCAACTCAATATGGTATTGACGAATCATTCTTAACTTACAAAGGAAAACAAAATCCACAAACAGGTTGGGAAACTGCGACAGATTCAGTTAAATGGAATGTATTAAGTAAAGGTTTCCACATGGATTCAGGCGCAACTGTTGTGACAATTTCTAACTTATCGTTAGCAAGTGGTGAAACTGCGTTTGAATGTGGTGTTGCGGACTTTAGAGAAGACCCAGCAACTCAAGAGAACCCATACTACTTTATCTACTCAAGAAAATATACAGTATGTTTTGCAGGTGGATTTGACGGTTGGGATATCTACAGAGAGTGGAGAACTAATGAAGACAGGTTCCAATTGGGAGCATCAGGTTACTTGGCGGGAGCTTATCCTTCATCAAGATATCCAACAGCGACAGGAGACGGTATGTTCAAAAGAATTGTTGTTCAAAACAATACTCAAGATTTTGCAAACACTGACTACTACGCATACTTACTTGGTATCTTAACATTTGCAAACCCTGAAGCGACAAACATTAATATATTTGCAACTGCAAGTATTGATTACGTGAACAACTCAAATCTTGTTGAAGAAGCAATTGACATGGTTCAATTCTCAAGAGCGGATTCAGTTTATATTTGTACAACTCCTGACTACAGAATGTATACACCAGATGCGACTAGCTCTTTAGATGTTATCTATTCACAAGAAGCGGTTGACAATTTGGATAATACAGGGATTGACTCTAACTACACTGCAACCTACTACCCTTGGATTTTAACAAGAGATACGGTAAACAATACACAAATTTACTTACCACCAACAGGTGAAGTTTGTAGAAACTTAGCATTGACTGATAACATTTCATTCCCTTGGTTCGCATCAGCGGGTTACACAAGAGGTCTTGTAAACTCAATCAAAGCTAGACAAAAACTTACACAAACTGATAGAGATACATTATATCAAGGTAGAATTAACCCTATCGCAACTTTCTCTGATGTTGGAACTGTAATTTGGGGTAACAAAACATTACAAGTTGCTGATACGGCACTTAACAGATTGAATGTAAGAAGATTATTACTTCAAGCTCGTAAGTTGATTTCAGCAGTTGCAGTTAGATTGTTATTTGAACAAAATGACCAAATTGTTAGACAACAATTCTTGGATAGTGTAAATCCAATCTTGGATTCAATCAGAAGAGATAGAGGTCTTTATGATTTCCGTGTAACAGTGTCTTCAACACCTGAAGATTTAGATGCTAACAGACTAGTAGGTAAAATCTACTTAAAACCTACGAAGGCATTAGAATTCATTGATATTGAGTTCTTCATCACTCCAACAGGAGCTTCGTTTGAAAATATTTAATAAACTTAATGGGGATACTTCGGTATCCCCTTTAATTGCCTAATATGAGAAAACAACTTAGAGAAGGATTTAACAAGGAAGGTACTCCAGATATGAAATACTATGCCTTTGATTGGGATGACAATATTGTTCATATGCCAACAAAAATCATGGTTAAAACGGAAGATGGTAATGAAGTTGGTATGAGTACGGATGATTTTGCGGAATATAGACATGTTTTGGGAAAAAAACCATTTCAATATAAAGGAGATACCATAGTTGGATTTGGGGAAGAACCTTTTAGAAATTTTAGAACCAAAGGTGATAAAGATTTTTTAATTGATGTGATGAGAGCAAAAGAAGGTCCAGCATTTGGTGATTTCAGAGAAGCAATCAATAACGGGTCAATTTTTTCAATAATCACGGCTAGAGGTCACAATCCTGAAACATTAAAACAAGCGGTATATAATTATATCGTGAGTGGTTTTAATGGTATTGATAAAGACCAACTAGTTAAGAACCTTAAAAAATATAGGACATTTGTCGGTGAGGAAGAAATGAGTGACGACGATTTAATTAAATCATATTTAGAACTCAACAAATATCATCCAGTTACTTTTGGAGAAGGAGATGCTGCCAACCCTGAAGAATTAAAAGTTAGGGCAATGGAAGATTTTGTTTCTTATATAAAAGGGATGGCTGGTATACTTAATAAGAAAGCATTTATTAAAAATGACATTTCAAATAACTTTATACCAATGGAACCTAGTATAGGATTTTCAGACGATGATATAAGAAATGTAGAAGTAATGAGTAAACATTTTAAAGATAAACCAGATAATATAGTTAAAACTTATTCTACTGCTGGAGGCATTAAAAAGGAATATAAATAAAGAATAATCTCATCAAAAAAAAAGTAAAGAGAAAAATTTTTTAACAAGACTATATTTATAGATATAAATAAAAAAGAACTTAAAAAAAAAATTAAAATAACATGGCTGATTTATTAATGAAAATGCCGATACCTTATGAGCCGAAACGTCAGAACCGATTCATTTTAAGGTTTCCATCAAGTTTGGGTATAAATGAATGGTTTGTTGAGTCAACGGCTAGACCACACATCACAATTAACCCTGTTGAAATTCCTTTCCTAAACACCTCAACATATGTTGCAGGTAGATTTAATTGGCAAACTATTCCAGTTAAATTCCGTGACCCAATTGGACCTTCAGCAGCACAAGCTCTTATGGAATGGGTTCGTTTACATGCTGAGTCAGTTACAGGTCGTATGGGTTATGCTGCGGGTTACAAAAAAGACATTGACCTTGAAATGTTGGACCCAACGGGTGTTGTTGTTGAGAAATGGATTCTTTATGGAACATTCTTAACAGATGTTAACTTTGATTCATTGGCTTACAATGGAGACGCGTTAGCGACAATTTCTGCGACATTACGCATGGATAGATGTGTTCTCGTGTATTAGTTTTTTAATACTATTTACGAATTTTCAATACTAACTATATTTAACCGTAGGGACACTATAAACTCTCTACGGTTAATTTTTTTATATGGATAATCAAACAATCGACTACGGTCAACAAAATTTTTCTTTACCACACGATGTGGTACAATTACCTTCACAGGGTATTTTTTACAGAAACAAAAAAAAATCAATAAAAGTAGGTTATTTAACCGCGTCCGATGAAAATATTTTGATGGGCGGAACCTCAGACATTACAATCAATTTGTTAAGGGCTAAAATTTATGAGCCTGATGTTAGGGTTGAAGATTTACTTGAAGGTGATGTGGAGGCGATATTAATCTTTTTAAGAAATACTGCATTTGGACCTGAATTAAATTTAAATGTTACTGACCCAGTAACAAAAAAACAATTTCAGACAACGGTTATGTTGGACCAATTAACCATCATAAATGGTCAACAACCAAACGAAGATGGGACATTCACTGTAACTTTACCTAAAAGTCAATCAACAATCAAAGTTAGACCATTAAGTTATGGTGAACTAATGGAAATTAATAGAATGGCGGATACATACCCACAAGGTAGAATAGTACCAAAAGTTACTTGGAAAATGCAAAAAGAAATATTTGAAATTGATGGTTCAACTGATAAAGGAATGATTTCAAAATTTATTGAATCTATGCCAATTGCAGATTCAAAATATCTTAGAAATTTTATGAACGAAAACGAACCGAGATTGGATATGACTAAAATGATTATAGCCCCGTCAGGAGAAAAACTAACAGTAAATGTTGGTTTCGGGGTTGACTTTTTTCGTCCTTTCTTCTGATTATAGAAAAAATCAAATTGACGAATTTTATTATTTAAACACCCTTATGAAAATCACATATCAAGATTTCCAACAAATGCCGGTGTTTGTTAGAAAGTATTTACTTGATAAATGGATTCAAGAGAATAAGAAGGACTAATTTTTTAGTCCTTCTTCTATTTATATAGAAATGTAAAAAAAATTATGGCAACAGAAGAAAATTTAGATAGTAAAAAAAACGATATTAAAGATTTAGAAAGTACTGTAGTATCACTTTTAAATCCACTTCAAACTATTGTAGATGGTTTTGATGCCATGGTTGCAGGTGGAAACCTGTTAAACAAAAATTTTGGTTTAGCTAGGTCAAGAATTATTGAAATGAATTTGGCATTCGTTGATAGTGCTGCTGGAGTTGAAAGTTTAGGTGGTAATTTACAAGATGTGGCGGTCACTATGAGTGAAATTGCTGCATCATCTAATAGAAATGTAATAGAAAATGAAAATGTGGTTGCAAAATTGTATGCATCAGCAAAAGTTTTGAATACCACCAGTGGCGCATTAGTCAGTAGTTTTAAAGATGTTGGGTATGAAACATCTCAAATCGGTGTAAATTTAGAGGATTCAATTGGATATATTCAAAGTGTTGGGTTAAACGCAACATCAGTAATGAAAGACGTTACTGCTAATATGGGACAAATGAATCGTTTCCAATTTGAAGGTGGTGTTGCTGGTTTAGCTAAAATGGCTGCTCAAGCTTCAATGTTAAGATTTGATATGAAACAAACTTTTGAGTTAGCAAATAAAGTTTTGGACCCCGGAAAAGCTATAGACGTTGCGGCAGCGTTTCAAAGATTAGGGGTGTCCGTAGGTAATTTAGCGGACCCATTTGCGTTGATGAACCAATCAATCAATGACCCATCTGGTTTACAAAATAGCTTGGCAGACGTTGCAAAATCATTTACATATTTTGACGAAAAAACACAATCATTTAAAATAAATCCTCAGGGTGTTCTAACATTGAGGGAAATGGAAACTGAAATTGGTGTTAGTGCGGCTGAGATGAGTAAAATGGGATTGGCTGCCGCTGATTTGGATAGAAGATTATCACAAGTTAAAACGGCGGGATTAAAATTTGCAAACGAAGAAGACAAACAATACCTTGCAAATATTGCAAAAATGGGTGAAAAAGGTCAATATGAAGTAACTCTTAAAGATAATACTAAAAAAGAGTTACAAAACCTTAACCAAGAAGAATTTGACGAATTAATCAAACAACAAAAAGATGCTCCAAAAACAATGGAAGAGATTCAAAAAAGTCAATTGGGTTTTACAAAATCTATTGAAGCCGATATTAGAGCGATAAAAGATAAATTGGTTCTTGGATTGGCAAGTTCCCAAGCAGCAAACATTGAGGGTTTAACAAGTATAGTTAAAAATTTTGCTAGTAATGCTCAAAAAATGGTTCCTGAAAGTGATGAAATAAGATTAGGGGTTAAGGGTGTGGTTGAAAATATACAAAATGTTTTGTCAACTGGAATGAAAGATGGTTTTCAATCCATAACTTTCGGAGAATCTATAAATAAAATGAAAGAAACATTGTTACAAAAAAGTTCAAATATGGATGACAAAATGTTTAAAGTAATTCAAGATTTGGCAAAACAAACTGCAACAGGATTGAGAGGGAATAGCCAAGTTGAAAACTTATTTAAAGAAGCTATATTAGGAAAGACTGGAAGTACTACAACCCCAACAAATACTAAAACAGGGGTAATATCTGGAACTCAAACAAAATCAAAACCTATAACAATAGAACAAGCATTAAGTACCAAAAAAAAATATAACGAAACATTATCCCAACAAAAACAAGTGAATTCAGAAGTAAATTTTGGTGGTACAATCACTATTGATGTAAAAACTCCCTCAGGAGTGTCCCAAAAACAATTAAATGATGTGTTTAACAGTCAAGAGTTTAAACAATATATTGTAAAGGTAGGCAAATCAAATACAGAAGGTAAAAATCAAGGTGTTGTTAGTTATGGTTAATGATAAAAAAATACTATTAACCTATTTATTAGTAAAAGTATAGATGGGTAGTCCATTAGATTATATTAGTACGGAAGGTTTTAGAAAAAAACTTATAACAAGGAATTTAGTACCTTATGCTAAATCCCCTAATAAGGCTACGCCTCCTATTACTTATGAGGTGGTACAATCAGATTTATCTGTTATTGATAGTCCTGATTTCTTAATTGATACAACATTTTTTGCTGATAAGCAATACCCACTTAATCAATGGGGAAGTGAAGGTGGTTACAAACAAGCACCTGATGTTTCGGGTAACTTAAATACAAAATCAAATCAAGGTGAGTATGGACCAGGACAACAAGATGCTCATATAATTGACCAAGCAAAAATAGCGGCTCAAAAAGGTTTTGCAGGTATTACCACACCTTATATTGCGGCTAATGCGTTTGGTAATGGAGGATTACAACAATATGATGCGGGTGTTTATATTACTACACCTGATACAATTTCAAGTACAATACCAGGTGGTATTAAAGCATTATATAATAACCAACCATATCCATCAGTATTTAACCCTTCATCTTATACACCATTATCAATTTTATTAAACCCTGACCCAACGGGTAGTAATGGTTTATTAAGTCAAGATTCATTTATTGCTAGATTGGGTGCTAAAACGCTCAAAAAGGAATTTGAAGATAGAATTGGTAGAGCCATTATTAGAGAAACTATTGGACGAGCAAATATATTAAATGTTAATAGTAGTACAAATCTTGTTAACATTTTAACAGGTAATGTTCCAATTATAGAACCAAACTATCAAATTACCGTTCCATCAAATCCAATAACTGCATCTGCTGATTTTGCATTAAGATTGGGAGGAAGTTTATTGCCTTTTTCTTTGATACCTGGTTCATATTTTGACCCAAATATCAATCCACCTTCACCAACAACAATACAACAATCTTTACTTGCCAATCCATTAGCAGCTGTAGGTAATTTTGTAAGTAATTTATTAGGCGCAGGTAAGACAGGAACTCAAATATTTTACAATAATACTGGTGCTGGTCAAAAATCTATTTTATGGAAAAACATAAATTATAATAGATATAAACCTAATTACGATAGAACACTAGTTGACCGACTTGGAGGTGCGCTTGTTGGAACTCAAACTAACAATTCAAATTTCTATATTGGTTCAGATACTTCTGACCCAACGAGAGTGTTTTCACCAAGCCGTGCGTTACCTGTTGACGCTTTTGGTAATGAACAACAATCACCTGTATATGGTCCACAAGAATTGGCTCAACTATACGAAGGTCCAAGTAAAGATGTTAGGTTAGGTGCTAACGGTCCAACATATAGTAATGGTGGCGGTATTGAGGGTGGATTTACATGGGTATCTCCAAAATACAAAGGTAATGCGGGTAAGAAAGTTGGTATCGGTGGTGAAATCATGAATCAAGATGAGGATTTTAAACCTTCATCTTATAATTCAACAGAATCAACTGAAAGAACTTTTAGACAAGGTTCCATTCTTGATGACACACAAAGAATCATAGATAGCCAACCTCAAGGAGGTAAAAGATTACAACATGTTGGTAATGCCATTGACCAAGTGAGTAAAGTATTCAATGACGGTTATAAAGAATTAACCAAGGGTTCAAGAGTTATTAAATATACAGGTTCTATCGGACAAGAAGTTGGGACTGAATACTGTAGAGTATTTGCAAAAGATATTCCATATCTACAATATAATGATTTACAAAAACAAGATGGTATTGTTACTGAAGGTAGAAGATTTTCGTATTCTGTTTTAGATAAAGCTTACAACCTAAACATTTCACCAAACAAACAAGAAGGGGGACAAGATTCAACTAACTTGATTGGTTCATATAATAATGCTAAGGCAAAAAAATATATGTTCTCACTTGAAAACTTGGCTTGGACAACATCTAATACACCAGGTTTTAGGGTTGGTGATTTACCAGTGTGTGAAAGAGGACCTAATGGAGGTAGAGTAATGTGGTTCCCACCGTATGGATTAACATTTAGTGAGACCGTAAGCGCGAATTGGCAAGGTAATGATTTTATTGGAAGACCTGAACCAATTTACACATATAAAAATACAAGTAGAACTGGTAGCTTACAGTGGAAAATAGTTGTTGACCATCCTTCAGTTTTGAATGTGATTGTTAATAAAGTTTTGGCTGACCAAACAAATAAAACTAGAATTGATTCTATATTGGAATCGTTTTTTGCAGGATGTAGAAAATACGACTTGTATGAGTTAGCTAAAAAATATTATACTATACCACCAAATGACTTGTTTGATATACAACAAGCTTTGTCCTCAAAAGAATTAACAAGAGAACAAATTGAATATACAGTTAATACAATTGAAACAATACCACAAGTATCTGGTGATAAAGGTACTGGTAGTGCGCCTGAATCAACACTTAAAAGTTTTGAACAAGTAGGGTTCTATTTTAATAATGATAAACCAGCGGAATTTAATGAAAACTTTATAAATACCTATACACCATATATTGGACAAAAAACATACTATAGTGAACAATCACCTAGTACTGCTCAACAAACTTCGTCTTTTTTTGATAGTGTAGTTACACCAAACAAAAATAAAATTGATGAATTGATAGATGAGTTAGACAAACAATTTAAAAATAATCCTGAAGGTACTGTAACAATTACAATTGATAGTAGTACTTCACCATCGGCAAAACAGGCATACAACAACATTTTATCCGCTAAGAGAATTAACTCAGCGGCAATATACATTACAGGTAATAGTAAGATGACAAAATACGTAACAGGGACACCACAAAGATTGATTGTTAAAGTCGGTCAAGGATTTGGTGAATTTACACAAGTATTAAGGTACGACGAAAAAACTCAAAAATTTGTCCCTGGTAGTAGTGTGTCTTGTGGGGATAATGATGGTAATAGTCAATCTTTAAATAAAGACATTTATACTACAAACGCAATGGCTTGCAGAAGAGCGTATATCTCAAATATACAATCAACATTAAAAGCGCCCGCAGCGGTTTTACCGGCAAAACAAACTACTGTTGTTACAGGTAATGTTGTAACAAAAACTGAAACCGAACCTGTAACAGAGGCAAATGTTGTTAGAAAAGACACTAACAATATAAGTAAAAAAGTTTTACGAGCTTTATTATCTGAGTGTGATTATTTTGAAACTATAAAACAAGATACTCCAATGGTTTATGATAACTTGAAAGACAAACTCAAGTTTTTCCAACCAGCGTTCCACTCAATAACACCTGAAGGTTTAAACTCAAGATTGACTTTCTTACAACAATGTATGAGACCTGGAGATACCATTCCGACAATTAAAAATGTTAATGGTACTACAGCCCCTGACTATAGTAATGCTACAAATACATCATTTGGTGCACCACCAGTATTGATTTTAAGAGTAGGCGATTTTTATAATACTAAAATAATCCCAACATCATTGGGTATCACTTATGAAAATCTGGATATTAATCCTGAAGGTATTGGAGTTCAACCAATGATTGCGAATGTTACATTAGCGTTTAATTTTGTTGGGGGTAGTGGATTAAAAGAATCTGTGGATAAATTACAAAACGCGTTGACTTTTAATTATTATGCTAATACTGAAATTTACGATGATAGAGCGGACACAACGGATTTAAGTTATCAAGTTATTGATGCCGATTTCCTTAAAACAATTGGAAGTAATGTCCAACCACCGACAATAAATCAAGCTCCAGTACAAAATGGTCAAAGTAATGATAAACCAATTGGTACGGTTACAAGTAATGTTATAAGTCAAACAGGTCAAACTGGTTCTATAAATTATAGTACATTTATGGATATGGTGGTATTACAAACACAATCATATTTTACAAATGTTGTTAATAAAAATAGAGAAACTTTAAACCAATATAATAATGCCGTTCGTCAACAATGGATGATGGAAAGGACATATCAGAATGGTAATTTTACATTAACTAAAGACAGTCCCACCATTTTATTTGGTAAATCTTATAATTTAGAAAAAAGAACTGATGAGATTTTTGGACAACTAGAGAAAGACATCAAAGACGGAAATGAAGGATTTATTCAATTTATTTCGAACCCTTCTAAAAATTTTTCAAATCGGTTAGTTAACCAAGTTCAAGAAAACTATTCAAATTTTGTTAAAAACAAAAGAAGTTCTTTTCAAAGTGCTGTTACTAACATAACAAATGGTATGGTTTCCGTTCAACAAAGTTATATTGGATATATTGGAAGGGTAAATACTATATCATATAATGTACCTGGGTATTCGGACACAGGTACTGATGGGTACCAAATAAAAGATGGAAAAGTTGTTTCTTATATAATATCAGGAACAACAGAAGTAGACCCAAGTTCACAAGGTGTTACAAACACTATGAATGAACTTATTAATGATATTAAAAAGATAAAAAGTGGTATCACTGAATTTAATACTGTTGTATGGAGTGCAAATACTTTTACATACAACGCTAAATCGTATACAGGTAAATTAGTTTTTGAACCAAATTATAAGTTCCCAACAGAACAAGTATTCACACCATTTAGTACTAATTCATTATTTGATAGTAATACTAATGGTTATGTTTTTAGAAGAGTTTATATGATTGTTTCTAATGATGTTACCGATAGTAAAAAATATGAATCATTTAAAAATGCGTTAATTGGTAATATACTTAATAATACCGCTTTAACAAAGGGTGATGGTAATGCTATTAGTAATGCGTTTGATGAGTATTGGTTAGTAGGTTCACCTAATCAAGTAAGTGTTAAATCTGTTTTTGAAGAAGAAAACACAATTACTAAAGCGTTTATTGAGGATATGGAAAAAAATAGATTAAAAGATTTCTTAAAATATACGCCATTTAGTCTTAAAAAGAAAAGAACATTTACTTATACAACAGAGAATGCAAATACAGATGCTCAACAATCATTGATAAAAGGATTGGGTGCGACAGGTAACCAAAACACAAATAATAAAACATGGAATGACGAAAGTCCTGCAAATGTATTTATATCAAAAGCGAAACTTAACTAATGGGATATCAATATTGGAACAGATACAGTGAATTCTTAATCAATGGTGAACAAACCGTTGTTCCTTTTGTGCAAATACCTCAAAAAACCACTGACCAAACATATGTATATAAAGTTGGTAGAAGTAGGTTAGATATTATATCTCAAGAGTTCTATAACTCACCATATTTTGGATGGTTGATTTTACAAGCTAATCCTCAATTTGGTGGTTTAGAAAATTATATTTATGATGGTGCGGTATTGATTATTCCTTTTCCTCTCCTACCTTCTTTACAGGATTATAAAGCGGAGTTAGCTAATTATTTTTATTATTATGGCAGGTA